TCGTGCTCGACAACCGCGAGAAGCCGAACGTGGCCATCGAGACCGAGGAGCCCGTCTGGCGCACCACGCCGAACGAAAACGGCTTCTACAAGATCCACATGTGCGACGGAACACAGAAGATGGCCCTCGTCATCGCCAACCCGCAGGACTTCGAGTCGCCCGTCTACGCCGGCAAGCGCACCGACATGACGTTGGGCAGAGACGAGTACTGGGCAACTCATCGCGAGACCGATGGCAACGTCCTCTCCCCGCCGGTCCCCAAGCGGCAGACGACATACCAGTTCCTCGTCTACTTCGACAACGGGACGATGGTGACCACCACGAAGCCGCCGGTCGGCGAGTGGGTACCCGCGGAGAGCGTGGACGGCAAGTTCGCGAAGCTCGTCAACGGCGACGACTTCCCCGTGGGCACGGGCTACGGCGCGTTCATCTGCTGGGAAGGCGGCAAACTCGAGGGCACGAAGCCCATCGACATCGCGAGCATCAGCACCGGCTCGGACGGTGTGCGGCGCATGAAGACCTCCTACGGTCGCATGCTCGTCACCGATCCGAACAGCCCGATCTCCAACCTGGTCGCGCCGCGGGGCGGCAACCTGACCTACATCCCGAAGAACTACCAGTTCCTCAAGGGCACGATGGGCAACGTGGAGGACCTGCTGCTGGGCGCCAGCGACAACCTGGCCTACTGCCGGGAGCTCCAGAAGGTCGGCGCCTACGAACACAAGGTGGCACAGGCCGGCGCAGGGCTCTTTTCCATCGACGGCGAGGCGTCGCTGGACAAAGTCGCCGCTCTCCGGGAGCTCATCGTCATCGGCGGCCTCGGGCAAGATGACGCCGAAGGGCTCATCAAGAAGGCCGAAAACCGCGGCTCGTGTCCGTTTTACCTGGTAAATCCCGAGCAGCTTTCGGCGTTTGCCAAGGTCGCCCAGGGTGGGCCTCCGATGGCGGCCGGGCCGCCTCCGGGAATGGACCCCTCGATGGGCGGCGGCATGCCGCCGGGTGCCGAAGGAATGCCTCCCGAGATGGGCGGCGGAATGCCGCCGGAGATGATGGGCGGGATGCCGCCGGAGATGATGGGCGGGATGCCGCCGGAGATGATGGCGCCCCCGGAGCCGCCACCGCCGAATCCGGTTGAGCTGGCCGTCGACGACATCGGCGCACAGGTCATGGAGCAGTCGGCCCAGGTTGCCGAACAGCTGGCATCGGAGCAGCGTGAGCTCTCCAACAAGATGAACATCCTCCAGTCCGTAAAGGACCGGGCAATGCAGATTGCCTCCGAGATGAGCGGCATGCCCCCGGAGGGCGCGCCCGCAGGACCGGAGCAGATGCCGCCCCCGATGGCCCCCGAGGGAGCCGCCGAGATGGGCGCGCCGCCCTCCGATCCGTCGATGGGCGGAATGCCGCCGGGCGCAGACCCGTCGATGGGCGGGATGCCGCCGGGCGCAGACCCGTCGATGGGCGGGATGCCGCCGGGCGCCGCCGGTGCGCCGATGCCTCCGGGGATGGACCCGGCAGCGGGCGGCATGCCTCCGGGTGGAGTCGAGGAAGCGCAGTCCGCCGAGATGATGGCCGCCCAGGGCGGTCCCATGATGGAAGAGGCCGCGATGCTCGAGGACCCGGAGGCCTTCGAGGCCACGGCGATCGGCGCGATGGCCACCGATTCGGACCTCCGCGAAGCCGTCGCGAGCTACATCCCCAACCTGGAAAAGGCTGTCGACAACCTGGGGCGCATCCTCCTCACCCTCTGGATGAAGGAAGGAGAGCTCCGGGCCGAGATCGGGGAACAGGACTTCACCGATCTGGAAAAGAGGCTTCAGACCGTGTTCGCGAACCTCGGAGCGCTGGTGCTGAAGATCAACCAAACTGCGATGGCCGCACAGGAAGGGAGCAGCGATCTCCAAGAGTCCTGATCACCGGTTCCAGGAAATCCTGGAAGCGGTTCGACAAAAGAAGGCACCGGCCGGCAGGCCGGAAAAGGCCCTCTACGCCCTGCTGTCAGGAAGCAAAAAGGTAACTGTTCCCGATGAGATCCTCCGAGCGTATGCGATCTACTCCAGCTTGTACAAGCGGGAGGTCCTCGAAGCCTGCTTGCTCGCCGGATGCACGGCCGAAGAAATCAATGGAGTGCTTCGCGTGCCGACTGAGGTCAGCGACGCGTACTCCTACTTCTTCTTCGACGCCGATGCGTTCGAAGACGAGCTCGACATCATCAGCTACGCCCACGAGTACAAGGGCAGTGACTTCGGTGCCGAACTGAAGACATACGGCGTAGATCTGGGCAAAGAGTGCCTGAAAGTCCGACTGGGCCGCGGTACCTACAACGTCCACTCCATTTACGTACAGGACAACATTCGCTCCACGGCCTACATGATGGCGCAGCTCGTGCGCATCAACCGCGGGGACTCGTCACTGGCAAATGCAGCCCTGCGGTGGGCTCAGGTTGGCCTTCGTGCTTCCGAGAAAGATGAAAGCGACACCGATACCGGTGTCGAGCAGCTCCGCATCGCCCTCGAGTCCAAGGACGAAACGACCAACGAGGAAAAGAGCGGTATCGAACGAGGAAAGATCCTTCACTGAGGTAGGGACGACAAATGCGCGTGTACCGGCCGGAAGATTTCAAGAAGATGGCTCGAGCTGTGGTCGACCGCAGTTTCACCTCTTCGACGCCGCTCAACGATGAGATCGTGAAGTCGGCGCTCGACAACGAGCTCAACCCCGACCAGATCAAGAACCTCGTTCAGCTGGCCAACACGATGGCGCACCTGACGTTGTTCGACAAGAAGGACGGGGACGACAAGCTCGTCGAGTTCGACCCCGCTGACCCGTCCACCGTCCTGAAGGACGTGTACAAGGACGAGGAGCCGGAGGTGGTCGAGAGCGTCAGCGACTCTCCCGAGCGCACGACCGATATGTTCGGCGGACTCACCGAGATCGCCGACAAGGTGAAGGGCATGCTCGGGCAGGACGTCGCAGGCCCCGCCGAGGAAGTGGTTGAGGAAACCGCTGCTCCGGCAGAGCCGATGTCGCCGAAGAAGCGGAGCATGATCATCATCAAGATCCGCAAGGTCGCCGAAGACCTGAACGATCGGAAGCTCCAGAGTGCCTACGAGTACAAGGAAGAGCTCGACAAGCTGGCCTCGGAGTTCGCGAAGCTGTACGGCCCCGACTACGACGCCTTCGAGAAGGACGCCGTCTCTCTCCGCGGCGCCGTGGCCACGCCGATCCTCGCTGACATCCGTCAGTGTCTGCGGCTGCCGGGCACGGTCGACACGTCGCACGCCAAGCTCGCCCGAGTCGTGGACGGCAACACGCCCGAGATGCGCAGCCTCGACACGCTGCTGAAACTCGCCGAAGAGTACAGCGGCTGCTCCGCGGCCTGCACCTACGTGCAGCAGAGGTACGGGAGCGTTCTGTGAAGAACGAGTACTTCGATTCACCCGAAGCGTACTTCGAGAAGAACGCAGGGTGGAATGACGTCGCTGGGCTGGCGTGGCAGGGGCTCAAGAGCCCCAAGTTCCTCGTCCCCGCCGCACTGGGCGCAGGCGCCTTGGCGGCCGCCGGCACCGTGGGTATCACAGGAGCTATGGAGGGAAGCCGCCCCGCCGAAACTCTGAGCTACCGCGTTGACCGCGGGCTGCACAGCCTCTACGACCGGGTCAAGGCTGACGAGGCAGCAGGGTCTTCCTTCGCTTCCACGCTCGGAAGTGAAACCGCCAAGGGGCTGCTCGGGCTGACACAGGACATGGCTAGCAAGGGCCTCGCTACCATGAAGGACCGCATGGGAGCCAGTCCGGCCCGTCGCGGCATCTTCAATGCGCTGAAACGCGAAGACCAGACTCTGGCCCAGGCGGACAACAAGACGCTGCTCGAGGCCTACCACACGATGGCCAACGTGGCGCCGACCCTGTCGCAGGACAAGAACGCTGTCCGGTCATTTCTGACCACAGCCGTGACCGCGGGCATGGGCGGGCTGGACTTCCAGACAATCAAGGGAATCGCCGAAGCAGAGGCCGCGGTAAACCAGGCCAAAAACCCGGGAGTTAGATACTCATGAACATCAATCTGTCCAAGCTGATCGGGCCGGAAGCCGCGCACCGCCTGACGCATCTCGGGCTCGACAAGGTCGCCGCGGCGCGTCTCCGGAGCGAAGGGTACAAGGTCGGGGAGTCCCTCGATCTTCGCAGCGCCATTCAGGTCCTCGGAACGAAGCTCTACGAGAAGAACGCCGAGTACAAGATCATCCTCGACGGCATCGCTGCGTACCGCAATCTGCGCCGGAGCTAGGTATGACCCCCGTGCACCCGAAAGCGCTGGAGCTGATCCGCGGGATCTCCGCGGTGCAGAAGCTGGAGAAGGTCGCGGCGCAGTACCCCGACGACGCCGAGGTGCAAGAGAAAGTAGCAGCCGTTCGCGCGCGTATCACCGATGAGATCTTCGGGCACCTCAAGGAATCCAGTTTCGGAAGTGCCATCAAGAGCAGCCTCGGAAACGTCGGCAAGGGCCTCGGGTGGGGCCTCGGCATCGGAGGTGGCGTCGCTGCCCCGCTCGCGCTGGGAGGCGCGGCCCTGGCGCGCTACGGACGCAGCCAGTCCGAACAGACGGCCGAGAACGTCGGAGAGATCGTTCGCAACAAGCTCCTCACCGGAGCATTGGGTCTCGCGGGCATCGGCCTGGGTACCTACGGCGTCTCGAAGCTGCTCGGTGGCGCGGCCGGAAGCCCGATCGACAACTACATCAGTCAGCCGCGGACGCCCGCCGCGTCGCAAGCTCCCCCGATTTCAAAGTGGGGTTCCGCGGAGAACGAAGAAGACCGCGTCAACGAGGCCATCGAAAAGCTGGCCGCTGTCGGTGTGGTCGACGCGCTCCTCGATTCACTCCCCGCGAGTCTCGACGAGGGAGCACAGAAGCTCGCTGCCGAAGTCCGCGCCATGAACCGGCACTACGGGGTGTACGTGCTCAGCGAGTTGTGCCGATGATGGGCTACCTCCCGAAGCTCATCCAGCTGGACGCGCTGTCCCGGTATGGCGAGCCAACGCTTCAGATCGTTCGCCCGCACGAGTTCAACAAACTCGCGCATGTCAAGGCTGCGAGCGAAGCGATGGACTACGTCAAGTCCGTTGACCCGCAACCGGGAAAAACGATCATCCTCGTCCTGGCAATGACGGCGGGAGAGTTCTACGGTCCGAACCGAAACGGCGACGCATGGCCTGAGCGTCCTCTGCTCGCAGGAAAGACGCCCATCACAGAAGACCAGGTACTACCGAAGCACTACAAGACGTTCGAGCAGCACGCCAACGTCTACCGACACCATATCAACAAGGACCCGGCCAAGAAGATCGGCGACGTACTCAAGTCGTTTTACAACTGGCCGATGCACCGCGTGGAACTCCTGCTCGCGCTCGACAACGAGAAGGCCTCCGACGTCGTCGTCCGGATCGAAAACGGAGAGTTCCCTGCTGTCTCCATGGGCTGCAAAGTCAAGTACGACGTCTGCTCAATCTGCGGAAACAAGGCGCCCAATCGAGACGCCTACTGCGACCACGCGAAGTTTCAGCTGGGCGACACGCTCCCCAACGGGCAAGTCATCTTCGTGTGGAATCCGAGCCCGCGCTTCTTCGATCTGTCAGCAGTTCGGCGCCCCGCAGACCGCCTCGGTTTCATGATCAAAAAGGTCGCTGAGTTTCTGCCCGACTTCCAGAGCTCGGCGGCGCTCGGCGAGTACGTCGAGGAGGCCACGCGCAAGGTGGCCAACCTGCGAAAGCTCTCGATCATCAACAAGGTGCTGCGCGGACAGGTGGGAGGGGCCAAGACCGACGACGGACAACTGCGAATGCTCCGCCAGCTTGGCGACCAGGTCGCGCGCCCCGCTGCCGAAGGTATGCCTCCACTCGACGACGAGACCATCCGAAGCCTCATCCGGTTCCGACCGGCCGAAGTGCTCTCGACGTTGTCGTCAATGGGCATTCTCATGACCACTCCTGAGTTCATCAAGTTCTTCGTCTGGAAGATTGACCCCCGTGCAACGATCCCGGAAGGCGTGCTGGATCGAGCCGTAGAGGTCCAGGGTTCTGTCTTCCAGATGCTGGCAGAGAATCCCAGCATCCTCGACACTCTGGAAGAGACGGGCTTCATGGACACGTGCGCGCCCAGCCCGCTGCTCGCTGAAAAAATGAAACCGCTGTCCGAAAAGCGGTCGCAGCACGAGGACGACCTCTACCGCCGCGCTTGCACGTACTCCGGCCTCGGGCTTCACACACCGAGCTTCTACAACAACGTTCCGCTGGGGCGTAGCAAGTACGCAAACCTCGTTGGCTGCGCTGCGCTGATGGCCGGGGCCTACACTCTGAATCCGCCCGGCAACGACGCACGCGCGTTCGATGTGAGCAACGCCATGATCAAGATGGCGATGGATTTGTCTCATCGCCCGCGGACACCCGCGGGGGATATTCGTACCGGCTCGGGAGAAGAAGGCCTCGAACTGACCTTCGAGGAAGCAGCAAACCGAGTCGGCGGAGCGCTTTACCTGTGAAACGAACTTGTGTAGGTGGTTGAAACGTCCTAATATTCCTCGTAGTGAATCGGGGTCAAAAAGGAGAACGACGACATGGAGCTCAAGAACATTCTCGCGGACCTCCAGGGCATCGGCAACGACGGCATGTCCAAGTCCGCCAGCGACGAAGCTCCCCAGGCCGGAAACTCGAAGACCTCCTCGGCACGCGACCAGCTCGTGGGCGCGCTGAACGAGGTACTCCAGCCAGCGACGGACGAGCGGACCAAGGTCGCCGCCGACGCGCAGCCCGCACAGGACGGCCTCGACAAGATGGCCTCGGCGATCGCGGGCAGCGAAGGTGAGCTCATCATCAAGGAGGCCAACATCTACGGCGCAGCCGTGGCCGATGGCTTCATGGCGAGGATCGGCCAGTACGAGGGCGCCACCGCCGGGATGCAGCCGACCACCAAGATCGCCAGCGCCGACGGCGTGCCGACCGAGGAGGAGTTCAACAAGTTCGCCTCGGAGAATCCCGACCTGGTGAAGCAGGCGATGGAGCTCGGCTACCATCACGGCCGCGGCCAGATCGAGGAGCTCAAGAAGCACGCCTTCGCCCAGGGCTACCAGGACTGCTCCACCGAGATCGAGGAGCTGTCCAAGACCGCCGCGGGCCGCGAGAAGCTGGCCCAGGTCGCCGGCGAGCTCGAGAAGCAGGCCGCGGCCGAGCAGTCGGGCAACGTCTTCCAGAAGCTGGCCCAGACGGCCGGCGGCCGCGAGAAGCTGTCCGCCGCGCAGCAGGGCTACCGCGAGACGGCGGCCGAAATCGAGAAGACAGCGAGCGACTGCTTCTCGCGCGGCTACCGGGACACCGTGGAAATCCTGCGGGCGATGTAACGATGAGCGACGCTGCCCAGATATATTCCGAGCTGTTCAAGGCCGCCGCTGAATCGATGGTGGTCAAGGACGTCGTGAAGCTCGCCGGATGGAAGGCACCGCTGCTCGCAGCGGGGCTCGCCGGCGGCGGCGGATACGGCCTCGGATATCTGGGCGAGCAGTCCGCTCGTGAAGAGGCCGAGGAGAAGAACAAGTCGACGCGGAACCTTTCGTTCGGCGCCGGCCTCGCCTCGGGACTCATCGCTCCGCAGCTGCTCAAGGGCCTCGGTGGAAGCGTGTTCGGCGCGACCCCCGGGCGGGAGTTCATGTCGATATGACGACCAAGGGAACCATCGGCGACATTGCCGAAGCCATCGTGAACGAGGTCAAGGCGGAGAGCCTGACGAAGCTCGCCCAGACTCAGTTCGTGAAGGAGGCGTCCCAGACGCCGAACCCGAAGACCGCCATTGGAAAGCTCCTGCACAAGGTCGCCGGCGACCTTCGGAGATCTCCAAAGGGCACCGACGTGGTGTCCGTCGGCGACGTTCGGGAATTTCTGCGCGAGGTCGGCCATGCAGGCTGAGCTCCGAAAGATCGCCAAGCTGGTTCGCGAGCAGCCGCCCCAGACGGAAGACCGCACCACCAAACGGGTGAAGTGCGCCCAGGTCGTTCAGGCCGCCCTCGGCCTCGCCCTCCTGGGTCGGAAAATCGGAAGGTAGAGATGCTGACCAACGACAAGATCGCAAGTGTGCTGGAAGCCGCGGCCAACTACCTCGACGAGGTCGAGGGCGAGAAACAGGCCGCGATCAACGCCGAGCGAGACAAGCTCATCACAGCCATCGGTGAGAAGTACGCCGCCGCGACAGGCGAGGACATCCCCGACTCGGTCCTCCTGAAGCTGTCGAGCACCGACAACGAGCTGCTCGGGACCCTCGAAAAGCTGGCGGAGTCCAAGGAGTCCGACTCGCTCGGCGAGGTCGCGGACATCAACGACTACAGCGCCCCGATGACCGTCAAAGAAGCAGCCGAGATCGCAGATGATCGCTTTCTCAACTGGCTCTCGAGCTAGGGAGACGAACACATGTCGAACCTGAACTCCATTTTCGATACGCTGCGTGGTTGGCCGAACGGCGCTTCGCTGGACTACAACTTCGAACCGCTGACCGGCTCAACCCTCGTCGAAGGCACCGTCGTCACCGGTGCGAACCGGAACCTCCCCGAGGCGTCGGTTCTCCGCATCATCGACGACAGCCTGATCACCGCGCCGACTCTGACCTTGGCCGACCGGGGCAAGTCCTACGAGATCGCCACCGCCGGTGGCGTCTGGTCGGTCTTCGATGCGGGAGACATCGTGACCTGGACCGGCACCGCCTGGGAACTCGCCGTCGCGCAGTCCGGTGGCGATCCGCCGGACGGCACCCGCGCCGTGGTCGTCGAGGCCAGCGCCGCCGGTTCCTTCGCCGGGCTCGAGAAGAAGGTCGTGGTCTGCACCAGCGGCGCCTGGGCCGTGCTCGACCTGGACGACGCCGTCGTCCTGCGGATGGTCGACGACACGCTCGTCACCGCTCCGACGCTGGCTGCGTCAAAGCGCGGGCAGGCCTACATGGTCGCCGGCGTCGGCGGCGTTTGGTCAGTCTTCGGCATCGGCGACATCGTCGAGTGGGACGGCGCCGCGTGGAACCTCGTGCTCGCTGCCGTCGCCGCGGAGCCGCCAGACGGCACCCGCGTCGTGGTCGTCGAGGCCAGCGCAGCTGGCTCCTTCACCGGCGGCGAGGAAGAGGTCTGGACCTACGCCACGGCGGGAAGCGCCTGGTCGACCACCACCACTCCGGCCGCGGACAACCGCATCCTGGTCGACGGAGGCATCGCCGGCATCAGCGTCTACGACGGCAAGTACTACACGTACAACGGCACCGCGTGGCTGTTCAACCCGGCCGAGCAGCTCGCCGCCTCGACGCCGGTCGAGGGTGTCCGCATCAAGATCGTCGACGACCCGGTGTACGCGACCCGGTGGTACGACTACACCGCCGCGGGCACCTGGGGAAAGTCTTCGAAGCAGAAGGACGCAGACGCCTACGCCGCGTTGCTCACGTCGCCGGACGGCCCCGAGGCCCTGCTGGCACCGAAGCCGGACGCCTGGGTGATCATCCAGGGCAACGACCAGTGGGACGCCCAGTTCGTGGGCAACATGGCAGCCCTCAAGCTGAACAGCGGCACCGTGGTCAAGGTCCAGCACGACGACGCCGACACGCTGGTGGCCGGAACAAAGCTCCAGGCCAACTCCGGCGTGCTGGAGGCCTACACCGACAAGTGGCCCGTGGGTCAGGTCATCTACACCAACGGCGTGGCCGGAAGCACCGGCTTCATCCACGTCGCCGCCTACTAGGAGGGACACGATGTCCAACCTGAACTCCAAGTTCGATGTCCTCGCCGGGCTGTCGCCGCACGGCAAGAGCGCGCTCGAAGCGAACTTCAAGCAGAAGGCCGCCGAGTCGCCGATCCTGGTCGAGGGCTCGATCGGCAAGATCGAAAACGAGGCGGGCGTGCCCGTCCTCACAGCGCTCACCTCGGGCAACGTCACCGACGCACCCGACTTCCCGTGGCTCGTGCTCCAGGGCATGGACCAGTCCGACGCGGCCTTCGTCGACAAGATGACCGCCCTGTCGCTCAAGTCCGGCGTCATCTGGCGCGTCGAGACAGCGGTGTCTCTCGCCATCGGAGACCGCGTGTACGCCAACGCAGGCGTGGTCGACAAGGTGACCGGCGCCGAGCAGGACATCGGCCAGGTCATCGGCGTCAACTCGGCAGCCGGCTACGTCGACATCGCGTCGGCCTGGTAGGAGGAAAAAAGCATGTCCAACCTCAACTCGAAGTTCGATGTTCTGCGCGGCTGGCCGAACGGCTCCGCGCTCACGTATGAGTTCAAGGAAAAGAACGCCATCTCGGATCTCGTCGAGGGAACCGTGGTGGCCGTCGAAGACGAGGCAGGCGTCCCCGTCGTCGACCGGCACCAGTCCGCCCTGATCGACCATCCCTGGATGGTACTCCAGGGCACCGACCAGTACGACGGTGACTTCACCGGCATGACCACCTGCGTGCGCTTGCGCACCGGTGTGGTCTTCAAGGTGGCCACCGCCCTGACGCCCTCCGTGGCCGTGCCGCTGTGGTCCGATGCCAGCGGCGTGTTCACGATCACCGATCCCGGCAGCGGAATCCCGCCGCTCGGCAAGGTACTCAGTTTCGATCCCGTCGACGGTGTGATGACCGTCGAGTCGTAGGATTCCATTCAATACGGAGGAGAACCGGCGAAAGCCACTCTCACAAGGGAGATGACAAGATGAGATCAGAAACCACGCAGGTCGACGCACGGTTCATCAACTCGAACTTCGTGCGCAAGCTCGAGAGCGGTCAGGAGAAGCAGGCCATGGAGGAGGGCTCGGCCTTCATCCGGAGCAAGCTGCGCCAGACCGCCTTCTCGCGCGAGATCCTCCCGCCCATCGTCCTCGCAGACGACGAGCTGGATCGCGACGAGAACACGGATCTGCCGAAGAAGATCGTGGAGAAGGAGCCCGACTCCGTCGCGACCTTCGTCACCTTCAAGGGCACCGGCGACCGGACCTGGTTCTCGGGTCCCCGCTACGCGGTGTACTTCGGCAAGATCGAGAGCCAGCGGTTCACGAAGTCGAAGTTCGAGCTGATGACGTACCAGAACGACATCCGCAAGATCCTCTCGGACAACTCCGTGAAGGACATGGCGGACGTCGAGGACGGCAAGTTCTACGAGACGTGCGTCGCGGCCGTGACCGGCAAGCCGGCCCAGGACCTCTCGATCGCGGGGCCGCTCAGCGGCACCAACATCAAGGCGGCCCTCAAGGCACACATCGCGCGCAAGAAGCCGATCGGCAAGCTGCTGATGACCAAGGAGCTGTACTACGACGTGCTCGACCTGCCGGCCACCTCGATCGGTGATCCGATCGCGTCGCGGCACTACGACGACGGCGTCGAGGAAGAGGAGAAGCTCTTCGGCATCCCCGTCGTGACGACCATCAAGAACGACATCGTGCAGAACGACGAGTTCTGGGTCTTCTCGCCCGAGAACTACCTGGGCAACTTCTACCTGCTCCAGGACGCCACCCTGTTCATCAAGCAGGAAGCGGACATCATCGAGTTCTGGAGCTACAGCTCCCCGGGAATCGGCATCGGCGCGACCGACGCCATCACCCGCGTGACCCTGACCTAGCAACAGCAGGAGCTGGTCATGAAGGTGCTCTTCAACGAGACGGCGTTGACCGTCAGTCTGGCCTCGGGCCGCGTACTCCTGTACCCGAAGGGGTACATCGAGCCGAAGTCCAAGGCCAAGCTCGACCGGAAAAACGTCGACGACGCCGTTGCCGGTCTCCCCGACGTGCAGAGGTTCGTGTCCTTCTCGAAGGTCTCGTGCCTCACGCTCGAAGAGGCGGCAGCGCGGGAAGCGGCCGAGGCCAAGGGTGCTCCGGCACCCGCGGCCACCCCCGCCCCCACTCCCGCTCCGGAGCCCGAGCCCGAGCCCGAGCCCGAGCCCGAGCCCGAGCCCGAGCCTGTGCCCGGGCCGGAGCCTGTGCCCGAGCCGGAGCCGGAGCCGGAGCCGGAGCCGGAGCCGGAGCCGGAGCCGGAGCCGGAACCGGTGCCGGAAAAGAAGTCGAAGAAGAAGTCGCGCAGGCGCAGCTGACGCGCGGTGGCGGGTGGTGACGGTGTGCACACGATGGACGACCGACAGGCCAGTCCGGCGTACCTGCTAACCGGCACGCGTCCGTCTCTCCCCGCGCAAACCACATCACCAGGCGAGGTGTCGTATGGCCGTGACTGACGGTCAAGTGCGCCGTTTTCTCCGTGACTTCGCGGGGAATAACGTGTTGCTCGACGAGGTGGAGTTCGAAGACGAGGACGTCCGTGACGCCACCTTCTTCGCCATCTCGGAGTTCAACGCCATCACGCCAGTCACCTCGTTCACCGAAGACAACTTCCCCAACGACTGGGTGCTCCTCATGGGCATCTGTGCTCACCTGTTCCGGAGCGAGTCGTTCCTTCAGCTGCGCAACCAGGCCACCTATCAAGACGGCGACATCCAGGTCGGCATCGATGACAAGTTCGCCCTCTACGACCAGTTGGCCGATAAGCTGACATCTGTGTGGAAACAGACCGCCGCCGACATCAACAAGCAGCTCAACATGGAAGCGGCCTACGGCAGCCTTTCTTCCGGGTACCGATACGTCTACCCGGGATTCCGATCGAAATACGGGGGCGGCTGATGGACAGCGACACCAGCACCCTCCTGAAGGTCGCCTATCTGAAGGGGATTCACCAGGCCGAACAGGAAGAGGGCGTTGTCCTGGAAAAGAACGCACTCCTGGGGCGTCTCGGCTGGGGCGCCGCCAAGGGAATCGGAAAGGGTCTCGGCTGGGGCCTCAACAAGACCGTGGGCGCCGCCGGTCGCGGCATCGGGCGTCGCGCTGCGAACCTCGGAAGGCGCGCCGGCAGGGCCATCACACAGAAAGTCGCACCCGAAGCGGCTGGTGGGTGGGGCATGGTACCGTGGCGCGCCGGGCAGGAAGCCGGACGCTTCGGAAAGGCGATGTTTAGCTCAAAGCACCCGGGCGAGGGCGGCTCCAAGCTCTTCCACGCACTAACTGGCGGAGGGCGCAAGCTCCCGGCCGAGATGCTGCGCTACGGCACGTTCTCCGGAACCATCGGCGGTCTCACCGGTGACCCGAACACGTCCTGGGACTGGGGCGGCGCCGGACGCGGTTTCCTGGGAGGCGCAGCCGGCGGCGCAGGGTGGCACTTCGGCGGGAAAGTCATGAAGGGCGTGTTGGGCGCCGGTCTCAAATCGAAGCCATTCATGGGCCAGGGCGCCCTCGGTGGCTTCGGCACCCGAGCACGCTCGATCATGGGCGTCGGCCAGAAGGGTGGCAAGACCATCTACGATAAGGGCGCCGGCAAGTCCTTCGGTGAGCTCTGGAAGAAACCTCATGGCGTCAGCGGCGGAAAGCACATCGTGGACCCGAGCATGACGGGCCTTCAAGGACTTGGCGCCTCCGCGAAGGACATCGGCATCAAGACCCTGACCGGCGTCCCGCTCGTCGCCGGGATGCTCGGGGGTTCCATTCTCGCCGAAGAAGGAACGCAGCAGGCCATGGACGCCGCACGCAGCGCGCCCGAACAGCAGCCGTGGCTCACACCGGGATACGGCGCGCTGTCCCCGGAAGCCAACGCCGGCCGAGCCGGATACGGCGCGAATTATGGAGCGAGGTACATGCGATGAAAACCCTCCAGGACAACATGCGTGGTCTCGCCCGGATCCTGCGCGTGAAACGTGCTGCCGAGAAAGCGACCCCCGGGCCGATTCCAAATCCGACCGCGTCGCGGGCGCAAGGTGATCTGGGATCCTTGGACGAACCCAAGACGAAGAACACGCTGCCGAATCCGATGGCCTCCCTGCGCCGCACGAGTTCGCTTTCGACGCCCATGGTGTGAACAAGAGGAGTATCTGATGAGCCGTACCCTGGTCCGTCTGAGCATCCCGGAGCGCCTACGCGACGAGATGATGCTCAAGACCGGAAGTGCCAATTCCTTCGACGTTCCCCACACCCGTGCCGGTGTGCAGTTTCTCTCCACCTGGGAAGAGATGGGAACGCCGCGGCGTGACGCGCTGATGAAGTTCGCCTACGCGCGCAACGTCGACATCGTCGCCGCGCACCGTGCTCTCTCCGACGCCGAGACGTCGGCAATCAACGGAGAGTGAAGGCGTTCATCACAGCTGTCCTTCCCGTGTCAAAGACCCGGGTGGACCTCCAGTGGGACCTCGAAGAGGTCACAGAGAGCGGTGCGTTCACGTTCGAGCTGGAGCGCTCCGGCTCTCCGGCGGGTCCGTGGACCACGGTAGAGACGTTCGTCGACGTTTACCTGGGAGCGGACGATCTCGCGGATGAAAGCGCGAATGTGCTTTCCCTTTCTCGTGATATCTATTATCGCATTCGCGTGGTCCCTCCGAGTGGCGCGGCCAACGAGTTCTACTCGGCGGTAGTGAACCTCGACAACCAAGCCGAAACCGAAGTATGCGGACCCGACCCGGCAATCGGCTACAAGGTTATCGATCCGGCACAGTTCGAAACCGACCCCGAAACGAACCTGACCAAGCGGCCGCTCCGCGGACGGTCCGACGTCCGGCGCCGACTGCTTCGGCGAAAGATTCTGCGCGCCGAATACATCATGCTCAAAAAGCTCAACGGCATTGAGTTCTACTTGCTGAAGCGCCGTCACTTTGGCACCCGATGCACGGAGTGCTACGACCCAACCACGCGCGAAAGCACGCGGTCACACTGCGACGTCTGCTACGGCACGAGCTGGACCGGCGGCTATTTCAACCCCGTTCTCCTGCTCGGACGCCGTCTGGTGAGCCAAATCCAGTCAGACATCTCGCCTCAAACCAAGGACGACATCAACCAGACGCGCATCCAGTTCCTGGACTACCCACGGCTCGACGAGGGCGACATCCTGGTTGAGCGCGCACATAATAAGAGGTTCCTCGTCAAGTCGAGGTACTTCACGTCGCTGAAAACCATCACGGTGCACCAAACTGTGAGTGTCAGCGAACTCCAGCGACAGGCAAAGGAGTTCGACGTCAGCGTCACGCTGCCGTAAGGAGAGCAATCATGAACCCGCTGCTCAAGTTCGCGTATGACCACGGCTACCGAGAGGCCATCAAGGAAGCGCAGCTTCCCCAGGACAAGATGCAGACAGCCCAGACGCTGGGCGGCATCGGTGCCGGAACCGCGGGCGCCCTCGGCGGTGGTTTACTGGGTAAATACCTCGGACAACAGGCGGGCAAGGCCTACGGCGACGACATCGACCCGGAGAAGGCCAAGCTCATCGGTACCCTCGCCGGCGGCGCGCTGGGCGGCGGACTCATGGGGTACGCCGGCTCGCAGGTGCCAAAGATGTTCGGCAAGGGCGCCCCGGCCCCGGCGGAGCAGCCCGTGGCCCAGGAGAGCGCACTCGGCGTCGCGCCGGGCGCCGGCTACTACGACCCGTACGAAGAGGAGCTGTACAACCAGATGCAGTACGGTGACCAGAGCGGCATGGGCATGTTGCCGGAGTGGTACGGGTACTAGCTGATGCTCCCTGCTCCGATCACTCCGATGCCCAAGCTGCGGATGTCCACACCGTTGACCATCCTCGGTGTATTCGTCGAAGTAGTTCGTGAGCGCTTCCGGGCCGAGTCCCAGGTTGAGCCAGCATCTCCCTGGATCTGGCAGGACAAC